AAAAAGGCGTTGGCTGAATTTAAAAAAGCAGTTTGGCCTCAAGGCGATCAGGGCGTAGAAAACTTTTTAAAAAAAATGGATGAGTATACGGCAAGCGTCAGCGAGGTTGGTTACTTGCAATATGGGGAAACATTTTTCCGCAACTGGCGAGATATTGTGGTTAGCGATATTGCCCCACGAAAAAATGACAACCCAAACCAAAGAGGGGAAGTGAGGATATGAGGGAGTCATTTTTAGATTATGGGATTGAGGTATCAGGTTCAGGTCAACAAAAAGTGCGATGCCCTGAGTGTACCCCCAGCAGAAAAAGAGAGAACCAAGGCAAAAAAGATTTATCGATTAACACAGACACAGGGCAATGGTATTGCCAGCATTGTGAATGGCATGGTGGGTTAAAGGATGAGCAACGACTATCTACTCCGGTTGTGCAGATTAAAAGGGAGGCACAAATTTATGATAGACCTCAATTTGTTCAGACCGTGTTACCAGACACGGCTATATCTTATTTTGCAGCTAGGGGAATTTCAAAACAAACCCTAGAAGATTTAAAGATCGGTTTCGATAAGGGCAAGAGTTCGATTATGTTCCCGTACTTTAAAAACGGTGAACTAATAAATATCAAGTACCGATCAAAAGACAAAAAATTCCAACAGTGCAAGAACGCAGAGAAATGCGTTTATCTGTACGACAACATCCAGAACGATGAGCTTGTTTTTGTAGAGGGTGAGGCAGATGCCGTTGCCGTTTATGAGGCTGGCTATAAATCAGTTGTCTCACTACCTAACGGGGCAAAAGAGTTTAAGTTCTGGGAGAACGTAGAGGCGAGATTAAAAGAGGTTGAGCGCATCATCATCTGGACTGATAACGACTCCGATGGTTACTCGGCAAGACAAGAGCTTGCCAAACGGGTTGGATATGAGAGGGCATATTATGTTGAGACAACTAAAGACTGCAAGGATGCGAATGACGTTTTACTTAAACACGGCAAAGATAAAGTTTTGGCTCTTATTGCTGATGCTAAAGAATTTCCGATTGATGGGATCGTCTTTGCCAAAGATGTTGATCTTATATCGTATTGGAAGCATGGCGCAAAAGAGGGCTGGTCAACGGGGATTCCATCGCTAGACCCTTATTGGAAGTTTGCGCCAGAGGTTGGGGAGTTGGTTGTAGGAACTGGCTACCCCGGATCTGGCAAGTCTGACTTTGCTTTAGATATTTTAGTCAGGCAAGCAAAAGCAAACCGCAAGGTTGGCATTTTTTCACCAGAAGAATTTCCATTACCCCGTTTGATGAAAAAGTGTATGGAAAAATTTTATGGCCTCAACGCTAAAGAGCTTTGTGAGGATCAGGTTGAGGCGTGCCACCAGTGGTTGCATGATAATTTTTTCTTCCAGTACCTAGAGGACTCCACCCCCACCGTTGATGATATTTGTAATTCTATAAAAGCATTGGCGGTCAAAAAGGGGATCAGATTTTTTCTCTGTGATCCTTGGAATGAGTTGGATCATTCAGTGCGTGGGGGCTTATCTGAAACAGAGTGGATCAATGCGGCCTTGGGGCAGATTCGCAGAGTTGCAAGGCAGTACTGCGTGACTGTTATCGTTGTGGCGCACCCGACAAAGCCGAGCCGAGAGGATGAGGGGAAGGCTCCTAGCTCATGGTCTGTAGCTGGCTCTGCGGCTTTCCGTAATAAGCCAGATGTCACCTACTCAGTGCATCGTCCAAAATACGGGCATCTGGATGAGGATGGTGAGGTGGATATTAATGTCACCAAAATAAAAGATAAAGACATGGGTGGCTTGGGTTATGTGCAGTTGGGGTACGACTACGCATCAGGCACTTACCACTCACCTGTTACGAGGTTTGTCCATGACTAAAGAACAGGCAACAAAGAATTTTATAAAACGTGGATGGATTGAGATTAAACCAAAAGACATGGCAAATTTTTATCTGGTGAAAAATAACATGATACGAGTGCCAGACGCAGAGTTGACAAAATATTCACCAAAAGAAATTGCGTTGATTGGCAAGGTTGATCTTGATGAATTAAAGATCATCAACGATGCAAAAAAAATATTTAACGGAATGTTAATTAAATAAAAGGATTTTTATGTGGGAAGTAAAAGTATCAAAGCCGGATCAGTCTGGGGTGATGCGGCATCACTCTACAATCAACCCGGAGCAGTTAATTATAGAACGGGATGAACGTGAAGGGTTGGCGAACTATGCAAACACTCGAATGTTTAAAAAGACTTTTACGTCTGTATGCAAATTTTGTAAAAAAGAATTTCAATCGATGAAGAAGAATCAAATGTACTGCTCTAAAAATATGATGATGCGAAATACAAGTTGTGCATACCTTGCTAACAAAGATTTGAAAAAAAAATCATCAATTAAAAAAGAATGTATTTGTTGTAAAAATATTTTTGAAACAAGAGTTCCGCAACAAATTTTCTGCGCCAACCCATGCAAGTCAACAAACTTAAAATTGGTACGACAATATTGTGTTTGTGGTAGATCGTTCCGAACTCATCGGGAAAAAATTAAAACCTGCACGAAATGCAGAGGGACAGATAAGAAATACGGCAGACGAGATTAATCCAAACGGAGAATCGACATGGATAAAATAATTGAAGGGAAAATTAGGGGATCAAGCTTAAAAGCTTTTCGGGAATTAGTTAGCTCTGGGAAAATGGGGATGCAAGAGCGAAGCATATACGATCATCTTGCACAACATGGGGAGCCGTTGACGTTGCAGGAAATTGCGAAAGTTACAGGCTTTGGAATTAACAGCGTATCAGGGCGTGTTCACGGATTAAAGAAAAAGAAAATATTATTAGAATGTGAAAAACGGCAATGCCATTTAACTAAACGAATTGTAACACCAGTTTTTATTGCAGGGTTTAGGGATGTTTAAGGGGAGTTTAGTTTGAGAAAAATATATGAAACGCAATACGATTTAGATAATGAAAAATCTATCTCTGAAGTAATTCAGTCTGTTTGTAATTTGTCATTAAGAAAATTGAGAATGAAATATTTTATAGATTTTATTGCGTTTAGAAATAAGAAGGCTGTGGCTGTTGTAGAGGTGAAGAAAAGAAATAACAATCACGACACCTACCCGACTTTGATTTTGTCTCTTGCTAAATATAATCGAGGCGTTGAATTTTTTAAAGTGAACGGTTTGAAGTTCATTTTTGCTGTGCAGTTTAATGATGGATGTTTTTTCTATAAGTATAAAGATGGTGATCGGTTTGCTATTGAATTGGGTGGAAGAACCGACAGGAAGGACGCTGAAGATATTGAGCCTGTTGTCCACATTCCAATTAATAGGATGAAAAAATTATGAGTGAGCATGACGAACAGGTGAAGTTATTTAATTGGGCGAGGTCATTGGAAGACCGACACCCCCAGTTGAAGTGGATGTTCAGCATTGCTAATGGCGGTCATCGTCACATTTCGGTGGCAAGAAAATTAAAAGCGGAAGGTGTGAAAAAAGGGGTGCATGACATTTTGCTCCCGGTGATTCGTGAAACGTATGAAGGGAAGATGCTTCCCGGTCTTTTTATTGAGATGAAGTTTGGCAAGAATACTTTAACAAAAGAGCAGAAGGAATTTAAGGAAGCAATGGATGCAGAGGGCTATCAAACGGCTACTTGCTTAACATTCCAAATAGCTAGAGATGTGATTATTGATTATTTGGGAATTGAAACTAACTAAAGGAGAGGCAATGAATATTTGGGAAAGACAAAAACAGATTATTGAAGGGATTGATGAGGAACTTAAAGAATTAATAGAAATCCAAGCACGAATTGCTGCTAAGAAAAAAAAGCTGGAGGCTGCTAGAGATACACTTGCCCCCGAACCGTGGGAGATTGTAGAAAAAGTACAACCTGCCCAAAATAAATCTTATCCCCGATTTTCATTGCCTAAATCTGGTGAGGGCGTTCCAACTCGTAAAATGAAAAAGCGTGTGCATAGAAAAGAACCATTAAAATCTCCAAGGATTTTTTTAAATAAAGAATTTAGGGGGATGAGTGTGATGGATGCTTGTCGGCAAGCTGTTCATTTAATTAAAGTGGTTTCTTTTAGGGAGCGTGATATTTCTAGGTTTATTTTTAATTACGCACCGGGGATGGATGCTGACCGATCTCATTCTGCGTGTTCCACTGCTTTAATAAAACTTGAAGGGTCAGGTGATTTAAAAAAGTTGGAAATTGGGTTGTATCAGAAAAGTCGATCATAATTTTATTTCTTTTGTTCTAAAGGTTTGAAAAGTAAAGGCTAATAATATTGTGATACAATCCAATTCTGTTACAGGACGGCTTGACCAGCTTTTAAGCGGGGAGAGCAAGATTATGTCTAGGAAGCTTAAAACTTTATTGGAGGGTTTGAGAAGTGAACTTGAGCAGAGGAGCGTTCGCAAGAATGTCAAAATCCTCACGCTCATTAAACGGTACAGGCCAACGGCAAGCGAAAGAGAACGGTCAGTTATACGATGCCACATCCTTCCGGCAATTGGTAAATTGACAGTGGCCCAAGTTGATGTTGATGATTTTGTAAATTCTCACATAGACAAACCAGTTTCTTCTGCAAAGAAGATTCTGAAATGTTTTGAGAGAATCATGCAGCAACATGAGCCTACTTTTATATTGCCGAAGGTGAAGTACAAGAACAGAGGGAAACAATGGTCTGCGGATCAGATATTGGAGGAAAGCCAAATTCTGAATGTTATCCACAATTATGTAATGCCAGAGTATCGAGTGCCTTGTCTAATTTCCGCATATTCAGGATTGAGGTTAAAGAATGTCCTTGAGTTAAAGCGATCCGAAATTGACTTTGCTGGCAATTGGGTAAACGTAAAGCAGTCTAAGACAAAGAAGCCTTTACAGTGTCCGATAAGCGGAAAGCTGAAAAAGGTTTTAAAGTCAATCAAGGTTTGGCCTGCTGCTGAAGATGGATTTTTGTTCGACTTGAGTGCTAAGAATGTAGGGGCTCAGGTTGGCAGAGCTTTTAATCGGGCTGGCCTACGAGAACACAGTTTTCATTCCTTCCGGCATTGGTTTGCGTGTCACGCAATTAATAATGGAGTGGGTCTCGAAACAGTTCGAGATTTGCTAGGCCATTCTGACTTTAGAAGCACCCTAATCTATGCAAGAGTTAAGCGAGAAAAGTTACAGCAGGCAGTTATGGAAGCATTTAAGTAGTACTTTTTGGCCGAGGGTATTTTTGACACCCCTCTAAGTCGTTGATTTTAAATAGCCCCAAGGGGAATCGAACCCCTGTTTCCGGCGTGAGAGGCCGTCAACTTTGGTCTAGCCGATCCTGTAACAAGCTATAAAATCAATGAGATAGATAAGGTGTCAGAAATATGACGGCCCATTTTAAGGGGGTATTTCTGACATGGTACTTAAAGAGTGGATCAAGTCTAATTTTGAGAGAATTTTTAAAGGCGTACAGATTTCAACTTATGACCATCAGCTTCATGTAGTTGGAACTTGCGGATCATGTCGATATTGGAATTGCCTCCCCGGTGAAGAAAATACGGTCTGGTGCGAAACTTACAAGTCTGAGCAAACCTGCACAGAATGGCAAGGTGATTGCGAATGAAATCACCAAACAGAACTGATACCCCACAAGTAAAACCCACATCCTTAATTGATAGCATGATTTCTATTCCCGTTTCTAAACCGACAAAACTCAATCAGTGCGGGAATCTGAGTATTGTTTACCCAAGCAACTACATGAAAAATAAAAGGGGGAGGTCAGCTTAATGTATGGGGATATGGGCGGCTGACTGAACCCTTAATGCTAATAGTCTTAACCAGTTCTTAGACTCTAAACTTTCTACCCGTCAGTGCGATGGCGTGAACTGGATTAACACAAATTATGAATTGGTAGTGGAGCCGTCTTTACAGTTCAAAGGTCAATAGGATTATTCCTTATTACCTTAAAAATCAAATACTTCATGTTTTAACCCATGTGCCGGGTTCATCTACGCCTGACGGGGCAGGGCGGAATAGGCACTAGCCCCAATTTATTTACTCTAATGGAAAAATTGAATGGGAATGAAAAATGGTTTTTATGACAAAAAGCTGAACGATCAATGGAAAGGGGGAAGTACGGATATACGGCCTTCTTACTATGCAAAATATGAAATAGACCCTTGGACTTTCATCATAAAAAATCAGCTAGGAATGGATGTTGGAAGTGTCATCAAATACGTTGTGAGGCATCAAGACAAAAACGGGATCAATGATTTAAACAAGGCAATTAAATGTTTGGAAATGATGAAGGAGCATTACTACGGGGAAAAACAAGATGAAAAAGATGTTTCCCTAGAGGATATTGCTAAAACTTATCACCAGAATTTTAATCCAGTCACAGGAGAGAAAGGGTGAATAGAATACCTCTTGATATTGATTGCAGAGAAATCGCTGATGAGGTCAAGCACTTGCGAGATTGTGGGAAGTGGCAAAGTAGGAGTTACGACTTTCCTTTTTACACGTTGGGGGTATCTGCTTATTTAGATGGGAATACTAAGAAATATTATAGCGGGGCAAAGCAACTTAACCCCGGTATGTTGTTTTGGTTTTTTAAAATGTATCAAGAAGTTTCAGGCCAGTTGTCAAACTACTTTGATGAGTGGGTGTTGTTCAATCCTAGTCTTGCTCTCCCCGGTTTCCATATTTTCCCATCTAATAAAAAGTTGTTAACGGTTGCAGGGAATTGGCATCTGGATGCCCCACATACAACGCTGGGGATGGGCGATAAAGACACTCATGCCTTTACTGTAGCTATTGAGTTGCCTACCGGGGGCGGTGGGATGGATATGAAAATTGGCGGTGAGTCGAATGAATATATTGGGTACAAGGTTGGTGAGTTGATTTTGCATAGTGGGATGACTCCGCATCGGATTGCATCTTATCGTGAGTATAAGCCGGATGAATATCGTATTACTTTGCAGGGCCATATCGTCAGGGACGGTAAGGATCTAATAATGTTTTGGTGAAAAGGGAAAAAATGAAAATAGGAATGGTCAAAACAAGAGTGCTGGTAAAAGAAGAAGCAGCAAAAGAAAAAAGTGATGGCGGTATTATCTTGCCTAAACAAGATCAGGTAAAAGACCATTACGAGGTATGCAGTTTTTCAGGCATAGGCCATGTTGTTGCTAGGGCAAATAATGTTCAAACGGTTGAAGTTGGTGACAAGATATATTTTGGGCAGAACGTAGGCGAGAAAATGAATTATGAAGGTGAGCCATATTTGATGATGAATGAGTCTGATATTTTAGCTGTACTGGGGGATTAAAAAAATGGAGCCTAAAATCAATGTAACTTTATCAATAGATCATTTACCAGCAGATAACATCTGGCGCAAAACAATAGAAAAAGCGGTGGCTAATAACTTCACCTTTATTGAGTTTGCCCATGAGTTGTCGGTGCAACGTGGCTCTCAGTATTTATATATTCCTTCTGAAAATTATTATTATTCAAAGAAACCTAAATCATTTCCCCCGATTCTTTGATGCCTCACTGACAGTTAATCGCTCAACTGGTTTGTTCCAGTATGGGCTGGTGCATTTCGGGCAGACCTTGGGGAGCTTGGTGGATCGTGGAATCCACTGATGCTCGCATCGAAGGCATTGCAATGTTGTTAGTTTAATTTTCATCATTTTTTATCTGTTCTTAACAGTTCAAGCTCCTTGTCTACTAAAGCAGTTAAAACTTTACCGATGATATTAATTGTATCCTCATCTTTGTGTAAAAGTTTAAATCCTGTTTCTGTTTTACTTCCAATGTCTCCAATAAAAAAAGCATCTCTCGCTTTTTCCAATTCTTTTTTTGTTAATTTCATCTCATCTCTCCTAGTTGCGGGGGCCGAAGCCCCCTGTTGGTTAAGCGGTGTATGCTTCAGGAAATTCATCGTAGAATTTTTGAGCTACTTTTTGGCTCCTTCTGGCATCGCTGTACTTCTTGAATGCTATTGTTCCGCTATTTTTCAGGACTCCCTCAACATATTCTTCTACCCTGTACTCGCCCTCTTTTTTGTAAGCTACCTTGATTTCGATTTTGTCTCTCATCTCATCTCTCCCTGTTTGAGTTGTGTTCTTGATTTCCATGTTCTTAATATACATTTATAGGTATATATATGCAAGGATAATGTGAAATTAATTTATATCTAAATAAAGTATCACTCACCTCAAAAAGTTGAGTGACATTAAACCTGTTTTAGCCCCATTTAAAGCCCTCTAAAAGTGCGACCCACCGAAAAAGTACCACCCAGATGCAGAGTGACACTTATTTGTGAAGCCAGTTTTCACAAAATGTGAAGCCAATCTTCACAAATCAAGACTTGTTACCATTTTAAATCCCTCCTAAGATCTTAACCCCTAAAAAACTTTTAAGATCATACCCTCATTGACTGCTCACCATGACTGCTCACCATGACTGCTCACTATAGGCGAGTGCATCTTATATTGATAAAATCAGCTATGGACGTTGAACGTGAGCAATTATCTAAAAATTTCTT